TGTTAATATTGATGGAAATTTTGTTTTCGATGAACTAGGTTTAAAAAGTTATAATCCTGACGGCGAAGGAAAATTATTAACTCATGTAGTGTTCCATCCTGTGCAAAAATCACTAAACAGACTTTTACAGATTGATTATACGATTAGAGCACAGAGTTTAACTGGTTTTACTGAGGTATAATAATGCCATATTCCGTTAATTTTACAGATAATGAAAACAAAACAGCTATAACTGTTTTTGATAATACGTCAAGCACCGACACTAGTTTAGTTTTTCCTGGAAGAAATGTCACAGGATACGGTCAGATTATTGCAGAAAATTTTTTACACCTTTTAGAAAATTTTGCGTCAGCGACACAGCCAGTTAACCCAGTAGAAGGACAACTGTGGTATGATACTGAAAATTCTACCCTTAAGCTTTTTGACAATGTAGCCTGGACTGCTGCGAGCGGAATACAAAAAGGTCCAAGTGAACCTTCTGTTGTTGATAGCAAAGTCGGAGAGTTATGGGTCGATACTACTAATCAACAACTTAGAATATTTACAGGAACTCGTTGGTTATTAGTTGGCCCTACACAAAGTTCAGTTGATGGAAAGAGATATGGACCGGTCGTAGAAAAAATTATAGATAGTGATAACATAGATCGATATATTACGGTAGTATATTCTGCAGATATCCCTGTTATCATTTTTAGTAAAGATAGTTTCAGTCCTAAAGTTCGAATTCTAGGATTTCCATATATTAGATCTGGAGTCAACATTCCTTTTGAAAGTGATCTACAGGCCGAAGAAGAAGAAGCCTTTAGATCATTGTTTGCTGGCGGTTTCTTACCGATATTGAACGGAACAGCTGCTCGTGCAAATGCAATGGTAGTAATAGATGCTGCTAATAATGAAGTAGAAATACCTGCTTCGAGATTTTTAAGATCAGACGAAATCAACACCACTGAAAAAGGTTTCAATATTCGAAACAATTCCGGATTGACATTAGGAGTTGACGGAACCTTTAACATTTCTACCTCTGCCACAGCAGCTAAAATTTATAATAGTTCAGCAGGTAGTAGTATAGATTTACAAACTAACAGAAATGGTATTCCTACTACAATTTTAAGGGTTATTGATAATAAGGTAGGAATTAATAAAGCGTCGCCGGATTATGCATTAGACATTGATGGTTCGATGCAACTGACCGGAAATTTAATAGTAACAAATACAACAGCTAGTACAAACCTAAATAACGGTAGTATTAAAACAGCTGGCGGTATGAGCATTACTAAAAATCTCATCGTCGGCGATGGTATTAATGTAACTAACACATTGCAAACAAATCAGGTACAACCTAGTATAACAGATACATTTGACATAGGTACCACAGGTAAGAGATACAGAAATATCAGAGCTAAAACAGTTATTGCTGATACTATAGAAGGAGTTTTGTCTGGAAACATCAGCGGTAGAGCTAACTCTGCTATAGCATTAGATACTATAACAACCTTTCAATTAACAGGTGACGTGATTAGCGGCGGAGTAACTTTTGATGGTCAGACCGGCGGATATCTAAAAACATTCAACACAACACTTACAGCTAATATTATATCTGGTAAAGCTGAACCCGCTCCAAACTATTCTAAAAAGAATGATTTCGTTCTAACTTATAGAGCTTCAGAAGCTAGTAGTGCATCTTCAGGATTATTAAAACAAACTAGAGATGTATTTGTCGGAGACTTCGGAGTTCCGATGGGAGCAATTATGCCGTTCGCAGGAGCAAATGCTCCATACGGTTATCTATTGTGTGACGGCTCAGAAGTTGAGATAACAAAATATTCCGACTTATATGATGTCATAGGTACTATTTACAATGGTGCGGCTCCATTATTAGGTCAAGGTACATTTAGGATTCCAGACCTTAGAGGTCGATTTGCCTTAGGTAAAGATAACATGGATAATGCTGGCGCAGTGCCTTTATTATCTGGCGGTTTTATTGATGCGGGCGGCGGAACAGCTGGTCGTGTTCCGGACGTGTTAGCTCAAACACTAGGTGGATCTGCTGGACAAGCATCAGTTGGTCTTGTTCTTGCTAACTTGCCAGAACATAGTCATACATTATCTAGCGGCACACAAGACTATTCTGCGATAGCAGTAACTACTACATTAGATGCTGCTGCAACTACAGGACTAGGACCAACAGCTCCAGGCCAGGCACAGTACTTAAAAGATTCGGGCGGAATCAAAAAAGGCATAGGTGTAACATTAGGCACACCTATTGGTTTGATGAATCCATATCAAACATTGAATTACATTATTAGATCAGGCCCACCGGCATTCTAAACGGAATCAAAAAATGGCATATCAGATTAATAAAACAGACGGAACAATTGTAGCTACAGTAGCAGACGGTCAGATAGACGAACTGAGTACTGACATTACTCTTGTAGGAAAAAATTACAGCGGATTCGGCGAAGCACTCAATGAAAATTTTGTTAAACTATTAGAAAATTTTGCTAATACTACACAACCATCACATCCTATCAGAGGACAAGTATGGTTTGACACTGCAGAATCTAAATTAAAAGTTTATACCGGATCACAGTTTTTACCAGTAAGCTCAGCTACAATTAATTCAACACAACCTAGTACATTAGCGATCGGCGACCTTTGGTTCAATGATTCTACTGGACAGTTATTTTTCTTCGATGGAACTAATCCTTTATTGTTAGCCCCTGCATATTCTAGTGTACAAGGTCTAAGCGGATTAAAGGTAGATAGTATACTAGATACACAAAACCAGACAAGGGTGATAACCAGTTTATACAATAATGGTTTATTGATAGGTATTTTTTCAACTAATAGTTTTACGCCTAAAAATGACATCACGGGTTTTTCGGGAAGCATTATTCCTGGATTTAATGCTGGAACACTTGCTGGTATCAAATTTAATGTAACAGTTACAAACAGTGAACAGCTTGGTGGAGCTGTGTCTTCAAAATATCTTAGAAACGATGTAGCCGCAAATAACCATGCTGGTCAACTAAACATACAAAACGATCTTGGATTAATTTTTGGATCAGCTGGTCAAGGAAATCTTTTCGTATCTACTGGTAATGTTTATTTGACTAATGCTAGTTCAAACAATTTATTATCATTAAACGTTCGTCGCGGTGAAATCCAAGAAGATGCTGTTTTAATAAATTCTGGTAATAGAACAGTTAATGTATATACTGGATTTACTGATTCTATATTAAACGTCGGCGGAAGTGTTGTAGTCGAGGGTAACCTTACAGTTAATGGAACAACCACTACAGTAAACACTGCCAATGTTGTTATTGAAGATAAAAATTTAACTATTGCTAGTGTGCCAGGAGCTTCAGATACGACTGCAGATGGGGCTGGAATCACTATTAAAGGAACTACTGATAAAACCTTTAATTACATTCAGGCTAGTAATTATATGCAGTTATCAGAGAGCTTAAATTTATCTAGCGGAAAAGCTCTCTATATCGGCGGAACTTTAGTGATTGACGGAAATAGTTTGGGTTCAGCTATCACTAGTATTCCAGGAGTTACAACATTTGGTACTCAAAACGTTGTTAATATTGGACCCGGAATACCGCCAGTGACTCAGATGAGACTGCAGAATAATAGAATTTCTACAGTAGCAAATAACGATAATTTAGAATTAGCACCAGATGGAACAGGTAATGTTTCTCTTATAGGTAGCCCTAAGATTACAGGAATGGCAGATCCTACTTCTGCCCAGGATGCAGCAACTAAAGAATATGTTGATAATACTATAGAAACTAGATCTTTAGTTTTCAGTACAGATTTATCAGACGGTAAATCAAATACCTATATTATCACAAACATATTGAATAATCTAGCCCCAGTCTCAGAGTTTAGAAATGGAACAGTCGCAAGAGTATTATGCACTCTTATCAGTAACAGTACAAGCAGTTTTGAAATAAATCCTTTAAGAAGTTTAAGTACTCAAGTTTTTGCCACAGATCTAGTAGGCGGATCAGCCTCTGGTGTAACTAATGTCAGTTTTAGCACAGCCACTGTTCCGGCACAGAGCGTTTCAACAACAAGAATTATTAAAACATTTAGTTTGGTAGTCGGTGTATGGACCTGGGTCTCAGACACTGTGTTACCACCATAATCCCGCAGGAGCGATAGATGGCTTATATTATAAACAAATTTAGCGGTGTACAACTTGTAGTACTAGAAGATGGTACTATAGACACCAGCACCAGTCTAGGTCTTGTTGGTAGAAATTATGTTGGATACGGTGAAACACAAAATGAAAACTTTGTATATCTGTTAGAAAATTTCGCTAATGATGCGCCACCATCGAGACCATTGCAAGGGCAGATTTGGTTCGATACAACTACTAACCTTGCCAATGTATATGATGGATCGAGATGGACAGTTATCGGTGCTGCGATATTAAACGATCTTCCTCCTACAGATCCAAATGCAGGTGCTCTTTGGTTAAAAACCCCAGTCAATACATTAAATGTATGGACCGGCACTGAATGGAGATTCATTGGTCCGGAAGCAGTTCCTGGATTCGGAACTACAAGGGCAAGAGCAGGAACATTAGAAGATAGCGATGGAAATCCTCGTGCAGTAGTTTTTCTAGATATAGACAATCAAACAACAGCTATATGTACTAATGCAGCGTTTACGGTAGATGCGGCCAGCGGCGTTCCTGGATTTAGTAATAGCCTAGTATCTGGGATTAATCTAAGAAGTACTTCTCAGATACAAGGAAATATAACAGGCAGAGCCGGAACTGCAGATCGACTTACCACAGGCAGATTTATTAACAATGTAACATTTGATGGACAATCGGATATTACGATTAAGTCGTCTACTACGAATAAACTGAAAAAAGGCGGTTATATAACTGGGTCAGATTTTGACGGCAGCGCGGAAACGACCTGGGATATAGATGCAACTTCTGCAAATATAATAGGAAAAGTTGTAGCAAGAAATAGTTCCGGCGGATTTGCTGCAGGCACGATCACAGCAGATCTTGTAGGTAATGTAACAGGTAATGTTACAGCATCGTCTGGAACTAGTTCTTTTAATGTAGTTCAAGCAAACACTTTTGTAGGTGCTACACTAACGGGAACAGCCAATGCTGCTAGACAACTAGCGTTGAGTCCTAAGATTAATGGAACAACATTTACAGGACTTCAGGATATCACTGTAACAGCAGAATCAAACACATTAACAGGAAATCAATTAGCTGCGAATGTTGTAAATTCGTCCCTAACATCAGTAGGAAATTTAATTTCTCTGTCGATTAATGATACTGGAGCTACAATTGGAAGTTTTGGACAATTTAGACTATTAGTTGATAGCACTGTTCCTACAATAAGATCGACTACAGGTACTTTAAATTTTGATATAGGTCCTTCCGGCCCAGATATAAGTTTTGTTAACGGAGCTACTTCGTTATCTTTAGGAGGACCAAACGCTCCTGCGATTGTTGGCGATAATACAACTAATTTAGGTATTACAGGATACAAATTTAATGGAATTTATGCAAATAATTTATACGGTAATGCCGATACCGCAACATTAGCGACAAGAGCAACTAATATCGTTGGCGGCGGTGCAGGTGCTATACCTTATCAAACCGCAGCCAATACCACTACTATGCTTGGTTTAGGTGCCGACGGATATGTATTAAGAGCAAGACCGAGTGGACCACAGTGGGAAGCATTAGCTGGTTTAGAAAGTCTAACCAAAGGCACACACGTAAATTTTGTTAACACGGCTACCAGCGCAACTTTAAGTACATTCAACGGAACCGCAGGAGTTACTGTTAGTGTAGATGCAGTATCAACTAATACTGCTAACAAAATAGTAGCCAGAGATTCTAGTGGTAATTTTGCAGCAGGTACGATCACAGCTAATTTAACAGGTAATGTCACCGGTAATGCAAGTACAGCGACCAAGTTAGTCACTGCTAGAACCATCAATGGTGTGAATTTTGATGGCACAGCTAATATTACGATTACAGCACCTGATACTACTAAGGTGGCTAAATCCGGCGATTCGATGTCTGGATATCTTACATTAAATGCGAATCCAGTTTCACCATTACATGCTACACCTAAACAGTATGTAGACAGCAGATTACCAGTATACACATTCACATCAGGTAATACAGAATATGCTTATGGTTATACAAACCAAGTCGGTAGCTGGAATAATACCTATAACTGGGTTGATGTATTTCCACCCAGCGGTAAAACAATGGGCAATTTAGCAGCGTTTATTCCATCGATCGCTGTGATTCATTACGCTGGAGGAGTTAACGGCGATGACTCTATGCGTTGTACTTGGGCGAACCTAGGAGATAGGATTCGCATTTGGGTACAAAACACTGAACAAAGATCAACACCCGCAGCCAACTGGCTAGCGATATGGAGTTAATAATGCACTACGTATGTATAGAAAATAACCAAGTATCGAGCATATTAAATTATGAACCACAGGTTCCTAACACAGTTACGATAGTTACAATTACTGACGGTGAATACAATCAAATTAAAGAACAAACACATAGATTCGATGTTCCTACGCAGAAAGTAGTTGCAGTAGACGCAGCTATTCTTGCACAAAAAGAACAAGATGTAAGAAATGCTGTCGAACGAGAATTCCTAAACAGCACAGATTGGAAAGTATTAAGACATTTACGCCAGAAGGCGTTGGGCATATCTACTACATTGTCAGAACCGGAATATCTGCAGTTAGAGCAGGACAGAAACGCAGCAGCAGCCCGCATAGTATAAATTCAATAAATATAAGCACTGTTTGGAGCATATAAATGGCATATCAAGTTAATAAGTTTAATGGAGAAACACTGGTAAATGTATCCGATGGAACCATCGATACCACTACCGATCTCCGTTTAGTAGGTAAAAACTACGCAGGGTACGGTGAAGTCCAAAATGAAAATTTTGTACACTTGCTAGAAAACTTTGCAAATACCACAGCGCCACCTAAGGCACTGACTGGACAAATTTGGTATGATAGCAATTCTTCAAACAAAAAATTAAAATATTATGACGGTAGCCGTTGGAAAGTCGCAGGCGGCGCAGAAGCAAGTCCTACTGCTCCTACGGGTTTATCTACAGGTGATTTTTGGTGGGATACTACAGCTAAACAATTATATGCTTGGACAGGAACAGATTTCGCTCTAGTAGGACCAGAAGCTAGTCCAGATTTGGGATCTAGTATTATATCAGCAGCAGTAGTCAAGGGGACCATATCAACAGATGTAGGTCCTCACACTGTGCTAAAAGTTATAGCTGATGATAAAGTAGTTGGAATATTCAGCAGAACGGCCTTTACTTTAGATGCTACACAAAATGCCATAGAAGATTTTTCAGTTATAAAGAAAGGATTTACCCTAGCTAAGTCAGTCAGTGGAGTTAGTACAGACGACTATGTGATGTGGGGCACAGCTCAGAATGCTAATCAACTAGGCGGCGTTCCTGCAGCAAATTTCTTACAGGTCGGTGATAACGAATTTACAGAAGAAGTACTATTCAAAGATCCCGGATACACTGTAGGTGATGGAAACGATTTAAGAGTAAGTATCGAAAACGGTGATGAAGCTATCATAGAAAACAGATTAGGTAACCCTATTACCTTTAGAATTACAGTTACAGAGAATACAGATGAACGAGATGTGTTAATCGTTCGACCGACAGGAGTTTTTCCGGGACTATCAAATACATATAAGTTAGGTGGAACATTGCCCGGAAGTACCGCAGTTATTGCTTGGTCTGAAGTAAATGCCACAACCTTTAATGGAAGTTTAGTAGGTAATGTAACTGGTAATTCTACAGGAACTCATACAGGAAATGTTTTAGCTACTGATACAACTTTAATGATCAATGCTACAACCAAGCAGATTGGTTATTCCGGTGCAAATCTTGTCGGAACATTGACCGGTAGCTGTACAGGATCAGCCGCTACAGCTACAAATGCAGCACAATTAAATTCTTTATCACCATCAGTATCTGTTCCAGTAGGAAGTGTTCAGTCTATTCCAGTTAGAGATGCTAGCGGAAATATTACTGCTAATCAGTTTGTTGGTATTAGCGATAAAACAGATAGGATGATAATTAACGATGCAGCATCAGACCCAACTTGGAATGCTGGGGTAACCAGCACACAGTACAGATCTGCTAAAACTACTAAGACAGCATATTCTATCGCAGCTCGAGACTCTAGCGGAAATCTGTTAGCCAATGTGTTCGATGGAACCGCTACAGCAGCTCAATATGCCGACCTAGCAGAAAAATATTTGCCAGATGCAGAATATGAAGTTGGTACAGTTGTAATGATTGGCGGTGATAAAGAAATAACAGCTAGTTCTTGGGGTAAACGAGCGATTGGTGTAATTAGTGCTAATCCAGCGTTTATGATGAATAAAGAATTAGAAGGCGGCGTTTATGTTGCATTAAAAGGACGAGTTCCTGTGAAAGTGGTTGGTCGTATTAAAAAGGGTGATGATTTAATCGCTGCTAATAACGGATGTGCTATGATGGCAGTTCCACATGCAAGTGGAGTCTTTGCAGTTGCGTTAGAAAACAGCGATGACGAAGGTGTAAAAATTATTGAAGCATTGGTGTTATAATTATGGCAGCTGGCGATCAAATAGATGATGTAAACTATAATACTTTACAAGATAAAGTACAACTTTTACTGGGTACCGGAACCGGCAGTAGAGGATATGGGCAAACTGTAGTCAGTGCAGATGTCTTTGCCGGAAACATTCTTACAGCAGCACAGTGGAATGCTTTAAGAAATGATATATTAAGTGTTAGGGTTCATCAAGACGGTAATCCTCCTCCGGGGCTTTCTTCAGTAACTAAAGGTAGTCCTGTAGATTACAGTATCATACCAAATTTTGATACAGTGTTATCGGTCGCAGATTCTAACAGATTTCTTATAGCATCTGGACAATCTACAGTTTCTTCCAAAGCTACAGAGAGTGTAACAGCGACTTGGACTACTCAGGCCCAAGCTACATTAACAGTTACATTTGTTAATTCAAATGATGCAAGATATTTTTTCAATAGCGGTGGAAAAGTAAGAATATCTGGCACCAGAAGTGGCGGATCATCGACTTCACAAAATAATGCCTGGACTAATTTTTTAGCCAATATCGGGATAATAACCTTTGGTGCAGTGAATACTACTACAGTTAACTACTATAATCTAACCAACTCTTATCAAACTTATTATCAAAATTCTTTAAGTACTCCGTATTCGGCAAACTATTTCAGATTAGAAGCTAAAAGCGATGTTGCTGATAATTCTGGAGGGACAGCTACCCAGGTTGAAATCAGGATCACGCTTCGAGATGATCACCTTCCGCTAGGAGCTGGACCGGATTCTACTGACGGTACTTTAACTCTCCTGGTAGAAGAATTAAAAGCTAGCGGAGCCTTATATCCATCAGGTACTTGGAGCATTACTAGCCCAACTTATTCTTTATCGGGCATTTCTACTACTTAAAAATTCCTTAGACACTATTAGCTGGCTATAAATAAACTACCCAGTTAATAGGAGATCTTATGGATGATCAATTGAAAGAGGCATTGGATTTTGCCAATTTCCGTCAAGCATTTTCTATCCAGCAAAAAACATTAAAAGAAAAGATACAGGCCAAACTAACCTACGGATTTAACGGAGGTATTTTTAAAATTAATCGAGACTTGATTAGTTTTGTACAGACTTTGTTAAACAAAGGACGAGACACAGGTGTTGTATTATTGGATCAAAATGAAAATCCTATCTTGATCGAAGATTTGAATAAATTTCAAGAAGAAATACTAGACAGATATTTTACAGCGACTAACGAATATCTAGAATCATTTCAAAAATTAAAAAAGAGTAGGTCTGTAGAAAAACTTTTAGATTTATGACTAGAGGAATATTAATTTTTGCACATAATAACAGAGATGTTGATTATGCATTGATGAGTGTTATATCCGGTGGCCTTGCAAAGAAACATCTATCTCTTCCGGTATCGTTAGTAACCGATCAAACCACTTTAGATTGGATCAAAGAAAGCGGAATACAATCAACGGCAGATGCTGTTTTTGATAAGATCATCACAGTTGATCGACCTATAACTGATAATGCAAGAAAATTGCACGACGGAATAGATGGTAAAGTAGTGCCATTTGTTAATTTAAACAGAAATGATGCATATTCATTAACTCCGTATGATCAGACTTTGTTAATAGACAGTGATTTTTTAATATTTTCAGATAATCTCAACAACTATTGGGAATATAGCGATAGAGTTTTGTTAGGTCAAAGTATAAATGATGTCATAGGAAAAAATAGATTAGGTTATCACGATCTTTATATTTCAGATACAGGACCGCATTTGTACTGGGCTACGACTATAATGTTTACTAAAAATGAATATTCTAAGAATTTTTTCTCTATACTGTCCCATGTCAAAGAAAACTATGATTATTTTTCAGATCTCTATAGATTCTATGTAAAGAATTATAGAAATGATATTGCCTTTAGCATAGCTCAACACATAATGGATGGGAACGAAACTCAAAAAGAGTGGCATTTACCTCCTGTGTTTTCCTTTATAGACAAAGATATATTGCATTCTGTAGAAGATAACAGTAAGTTAACATTTTTAGTATATTCAAACGGAGACAATTTCTGTGCATCAGCAGTAAAAAATACCGATGTTCATGTAATGAATAAAGCCAGTATCATTCGTAATGCAAAAAAATTATTGGAATTAATATGAATTTCGGTTACTTGTTAGTGGTCAATCAAACAGAAGACACTCCGAACTATGCAAAGATGGCATATGCTTTGGCATTAAGTATTAAAAATACACAGAAGCCTGGATATGACAAAGTAGCATTAGTGATAAATGATCGAAAGTTTATTGAAAATTTCAAATCATTATGGGTATTTGATCATATCATAGACTGGGATGATAAATCTTTTTGGGACGGCCGTAGTTATATGGATCGTTTGACTCCTTTTGAATATACAGTCTGCCTTGACACAGATATGATATTCCTTAGAGATTATAGTCATTGGGTAGATTACTTTATAGAAAATTCCGAACTATATGTACCTAATAAATCTTATACATATAGAGGCGAATTAGTGACCGGTGATCATTATAGAAAAGCATTTGTTAAAAATAATCTTCCTAATTTATATAGTTTTTACACTTTCTTTAAGAAAGATTCATTATTAGTAAAAGAATTCTTTTCTTTAGTTAGATATATTACTGAATATCCTAAGGAATTTTCTAATCTATTTCTTAGCGATCATAAACCCAAGATAGTAGGTACAGACGAGGCCTTTGCATTATCATCAAAAATATTAGATATAACAGATCAAATAGCATACGATCTGGAGTTTCCTAGAGTAATTCATTTGAAACCTATGATACAGAATTGGCCCTGGCCTGCAGATGTAGTTACTTATCATGTCGGTTTATATTTTAATAAACGGGGTAATATGACTATAGGTAATTTTAAACAGGCTGACATAGTTCATTATGTAGAAAAAGATTTTATGACAGACGAAAATATTAATATATTAGAAGAACTTGCATGGAACAAATAATAGATTTTTTTGATGAGATCAAAGTAGAACCTGTGACATATGTGGCAGTATTTGATGAAATTACTGGACAAATTCTTGCAGTAGGCCCTACCCACGCTCACAAAGAAGAAAAAAATAAAATACAGATCGATAACGAAATAGCAGAAATGATAATCGAAGGGAAGATCAATCTTTTTAATTGTGCTATAGATTTAAGAGATTTTTCTTTTGAGCTTGTAGAAAGAAAATTAGTTTCAAAAATAGATGATGTTTTACATAGGATCGTAGATAGCGAGTGGTCGCCTATTGATAGACCCGATATTGTGATATCGTATGATGATGACACTTCATCCTTTACTTTCGAATTAACAGAAGAATTTGGTGGAACATATGTTTTACCGGAAAAGTATCAACCGGTAACGAAACGGAAAGTATTATGGGATGGAGATACTTCCTTAAATTTTTATTTTACAGAATATAATGATCCAAATATACTATATTCTAAGCATTCGATCTTGTTAAAAAACCTTATTGATAGTAAAATAACTATTGATGGTGTGGAATTTCCAGAAAAATTTAGCATCTATACACGACGAGTATTGAAGAATTATATTTTAAAAAGAATATGAAAGTAGTAGAATTTGATGTTGTATTTCTAAGTTACGATGAACCTAATGCAGATTTGCATTATGCTGATCTCTGCACCAAGGTTCCTTGGGCCAAGCGTGTACACGGAGTAAAAGGCAGTGACCATGCACACAAGGCAGCAGCAGAGTTAAGTGAAACAGATTGGTTTATTACTGTCGATGCTGACAATATAGTACATCACGATTTTTTTAATCTCGAGCTTGACATGAGCGATCCTAAGATTAAAGTTTATGGATGGTGCGGAAGAAATAATATCAACGGTCTTAGATATGGCAATGGCGGATTAAAAATCTGGAAAAAAGAATTTGTATTGAATATGCAGACTCACGAAAATTCTACCAGTGAACGAGCACAAGTAGATTTTTGTTGGGAAGATGGTTATCGTAATTTTCCTCGGGTCTACAGTGATAGTATTATTACAGGCTCACCTTTTCAGGCCTGGCGAGCAGGATTCCGTGAGGGTGTCAAAATGACTTTACTTGACGGAGTCAAGGTTCCTCCGCAGGAGATCAAAGAACGCATATGGTGGCACAATATTCATAGACTGCGTATGTGGTCTACAGTAGGCTTACACGAAGAATGTGGTGACTATGCTATCCTCGGTGCAAGGATGGGAACATGGATGACTAATTGCACTGACTGGAATTATGTTGATGTTAGAGATTTTGAAATTCTAAGAAACATATATGAGCAAAATGTTAATCATACTTCTATCCAAAAAGATGCACAAGATCTTGGATTTAAAATTAAACATCAATTAGGATTGGATTGGCCTTGGTTAGATGTAATACAGAGTAAGTTTACTCTAGATCTTTATGATGAAAC